CAAAAGTGAAAATCAAGTTTCCATCCTCGGTCCTAACAACGAATGAGTTGTGTTCTGTGTTTGCAGTTGCCTGGAAGTTGAATCTTTGCACACTTGCCATACTTGGTTCGATCTCAACGTCCCACTTGACACCCTTGAACTTGACTGTCTTGAGTTTCTCGTTGATGATCTCGGCATTCATGAATCTGTAGTCGTTCTTGAAGTCACCCTTTTCATTCTCGAAATGGATTCCTGTGGGAACAGTTGCCCCGGCTCTCTCACCAGATAGTACAGTTATGTTTGCTTTCTCTTTGTATTCAGGACACTTCAAGTGGATGTCTAATTTACCCATTTGAGGCATTCCAAACGTACCAGACATTTCTGTCTGTGGCTTGTGGAAAGACCCTTGTAGGATCACAGATCTGTCTTCGGCCATTGAGTCGATTGAAGTTTCCTTATCGTCCCCAGTGATTTTAACAAGATCCAAGAATCCCAGTCCATGCGTGTGTTTAACGATGTCTTTTAAGATGTCTATCATAATGTTCTTATTGTATATGATATTTAGGTCTTAGTCTAGTGTTATTTCACTAACTCTGTAAACTGCTGGATTTTGTTTACCAGGCTTCTTGAATATGGCGTAACTGGCACCGGGTCGGAATTGATTCATTTCCACGATCTCGTAACCCTCGTCCTCGATAATCTGTGTCATTGCGGTCTTGGTGTTGTAGTTCCAGTAACCCCTCTTGGCGTTGTCCAACTCCTGGTCATAGTGGCAGTCGGCATACTGTATGAAGCAGTAACCCCCAGGGATCAACACCCTCTTGATGTCATGCAGGTACTGTTGTATGTGCTGTTGTGTGAAGAACACGAATGTGTCCCAGCTGAACACAAGGTTACAACTGCCCTGTGGTATGTTTGAACACTCTGTGTTCCTAGTCTTGTAGAACTTGAGATACTTTCTATGCCGGAGATTAAATTTTTCTAATATAGGCACTTCGACCTTGTGTGTTATGTCCAAGAAGAAGTTCAATCTCCATGCCCTGAAATCCATAGAGAACATGCCTGTGCCTGGCCCGATCTCCAGACTGTTGTAGAGGTTGGTCTTTGCGAACTGGAATATCTTGGTCTGCACCTGTCTTGCGAGTATAGGGTCTACAGTGGGGTTCTTTTTTTTCTGCTCGAGGTCCTTGTAAAACCATTCCGGGGTCTTGTCCATTCTGTCTATGACTTCGTTGTTGTTGGCATCCACTGCCAACTCTAGATCCTTTAGTATCTTGAGATTTGAATCTATCAACTCCTGCAGGTCCTCTTTCTTGACCCTTTCCAACTTCTCTATCAGTAATTTTATCTCTTCTATGCTTAACATACGTGTATTTAAAATTCAAACAGCTTGTTGAATGTGTTGCTGGTTTCCGTGCTCTGCACGTCCCAGTCCAACACACCTATGAGGTTGTCCAGTTTCTGGTCCAGGATGCCCGTTTCCATGGCATCACCATCAAATGGCAGTTCCTTGAACCACTCGGGTATACGCATCTCGTCCACAGGATATGCTATACTTGTGTAGCCCAGTGGGTTCTGTTTCAGTTTACACACTATAACCTTTGCACCATCTGTTATGGGCATACTGTATTTGTCTCCGTACATGTCTCTGCACCTGTTCCAGTTCATGCTGGCCCTTACGTGTCCAGGCATGTTCGCCCTACCTTTGGCCACTTCTGCCGCCGTGTACTTGGTCATGTTGTTTGCTCTCTTGGGTGAGCCTTTCTCCCAACCTGGCATGGCCTTGAACTCTGCCCTGAATTCACTAATCCTGTCCAGTACTATCTTCTCGTCCTTTCCTTGCAACACCATGTACAGTACCTCACTCAAGAAGTCTTGCACGAACACAGGAGTGTCAGAACGTTTGAGGTCGAGCCCCATTGCTTTCATCTTGCCATCCTTGCCATCAACATCTGCACGTTTGCCTTCTTTGTCGTAGTACAACACGGCATATCTCTTCTTCGTGATGAACAATCCTTTTGATGCGACCAGTTCTCTACCTGCCGCAATCACTTCTCCCCTTGTGCTTGGCGTGTGGAATGCCTTGGTCATGAATGATTTGAATGATCCGTTGACCTCATCTGCTATTTTATCATAGAGTGCTACAACGGAATCTTTGGTCCATGGTATGACACCTTCTTTTATCTCTTTCTGTAGTGTTTTGAATGCTGAGAAGTAAACGGAATCTGTGTCTCCGTACACGATGCTCTCACCTTTGTGGTCATACTTGCCCGCGACAATCTCATTGACCTTGCTGGCCATGTGTTGTGTTATACATCTGCCTGTGAGTGTCACACTCTGTCCAATCCTCATGTCAAAGAACCTACAGCCTGGGTTCAGGATCGCTCCATACAGACTGTTCAGGTTGATCTTCTTGACCAGTTGCCTCTTGTCCCAATACTCCCTTTCGATCTCGTTGTCTCCGCACTCACGCATCTTCCTCTGCATCTCTTGTCTTTCCTCATACCAACGTTTCAGTAGGCCTGGGATTATGGCCTCGTAGTCGTATGTGAACAGGGTGCCGTTCGCACTCAACATCCATTTGTTGTTGCCATCGAAAACTAACTCATACAGTTGTGCCGCACTCATACGCACACTGGTCTGGTCTTCCCAGTCCACTATGATCTCTGTGCCCTTCTCTTGATTCATCACCGCAACATACTCCCAACTGCCAAACTGGCTGTCCCATGCCGCCGCGAATGATTTCTTTGCGTGTATGGCCCTGTTGATCTCCGCGGATGTTATCACAGGTCTTATCTGTCCTATGATGGTCTCCGGTCCCATGTTCAATGCCCTGATCACACTAGGATACAGTGAGTTGATGTCGACAGATCCTATCCAGTCATGTATTCCCTTCTGTGGGGTTGCCACGTGGGCTCCCGCCGCTGGTTGATTGACCTCACCGTCCTTCTTGTACTTCCTGCCTGGCACTATCATGCCACGTCTGTGGGTCTCGTTCACGATGGCCTGTTCCGTGACCGCGACTGCACCCATTGTGGTCTGTAGTAGCACAGTGTTCTGGTGTGCGATCTCGTTCGCAAGTTCTATGAACTTCAGTTTCTTCTCGAGTTTGGCCAGCAGTGCCGTGTCCTGTCTGTTGTATTCTATGAACAGTCCGAAGTCATTCTTGTAAAGTGCATCAAGCGATCCCTCGTACACAGTTTTCTTCTCATCTAGTTCGTGTTCTCCTATCGCATCCAGTCTGAATGAATGTCTTTCCTCGTATGTGTACTTCCTGTATAATTCTAACAAGTCCAAGTGTACCCTGCCAACCAGATCAAAACTCAACTGTTCCCTGCCGTATTTCTCAAATATTCTCTTCCTGGGTTTCTGTCCCCAGAAACAAAGACGTCTCGTGTCATCTGAACTCAGCACCTTCTGTATCCTGCCCACTGTGTATGGTATGTCATAACCTTCACTGTTCCATCCTGACAGTATGTCTGCGTCTTCGACCAGTTCCAGGAATGCGTCCAGCATGTCCTTCTCTTTCTCGAACAGCATCGTGTTGTCGAACCTCTTGGTCAGTACTTTCGCGTCCTGCATTGATATGGTCTTTGGTGGCACGGCCAGTGTGACCAGTTGGTCCGTCCAGCTCATGTAACAACTTATGGCAGTTATGGGCATGAATGGATCATCTGTTGACGCATAACCCCTCTCGGGATCGAAGTCAACTTCTATGTCGAAGAACATGGTGTTCAGCTTGGGGGTCTCCTTGCCCAGGTAGTTCTCCTCGAGACATCTGAACACAGGATTGATGTCATGCTCGTAGAGTGTCTTGTTGGATCTTATCCTCTGCTCTTTTATGAATTCTTTCTGTGTGGCACATTGAACCCTCTGTAAGGGTTCGCCGGTCATCGACCTGTGTTTGCCCCTTGCGTCCTCGTAGTAGAACACGTACCTTGCGTCATACTCCACGAACACACGACCCTTCTTGGGATCACGTTCCACGACGTAGATCTTGTCCTCATCTTTTTTGTATAGTGCGTCTATGTAACTCATACTACCACCAATAACTTGCCACGCCGTAACCGTAGACGTTTATGATTGCGAAGTAGCCGGTGATCATCATGACGAACGCCGCTTCTCTCCTGTATGAGGCATAACATTGTGTGACCGCCCCTATGAAGAATCCCGGGTACACTATGGTCATGTCCGGATCCGAGGCCGTGATCGCCAGCGTGAGGCTGGCCCCAACGGTGAATATGAAACTGACCAGCTCGAAGTAGAATGCTACTCGGTCACTCTCATAGCTACGAAGCCAGAATAATCTGACTTTTTCCACTATAACTTGCCTGCGGCCACTAGTATGGATTCTAATACGTCTAGGTCGTCTGTTAGATTCTTATAACTGTCCTTGTGTGCTATTGCGATTGCTTTGTTGATAATTGCGGGTTTGAGCTCAAGCTCTTCTGCTATCGCTTTCACTGTGTCTCTCAATCCACCCTTGAGGTCGTCCACCTCGCCTAGTACCTGCGAACCCTGTGATATGATCTGGATCAGCTTCTGCTTCTCTGCGTCATTGAAATTTCTTACTGCCATTTGTTTCTCCTGTTGTTATCCAACAAGTATATAACAGATATGACGCGGAGTCAATTGGTATTTGGATTATTCGTTAATGTCAACAGATCCGTGTCGGCCATTTTTTGCCGGATTTCCTTCTTTAAGAATCTTTGCCCAAGTTACCATATTAATAGCACAATTCTTAACTTGATTTATTGTATCTTCATCTTTGGTTA